AGGGCAAATTCGCGCCGGGCCAACGCGTTCGAACGCCGGCCGGCTATCTGGCGTATGTCGGCTACTACGATCACAAGCAACGCGTGGTGGCGAACGTCGTATATGAGGCGTGCGAGTTCAAAGAGTCGGACTTGACGCCCATTAAGGAATGAAATGGTAAAAACACCGATGTATGGCGAGGTGGCGCTATCGGACGCCCTGCGCCGCAAGCGGTCCGATGCGGAGAAGCGCAAGCGCGGCGAGGAGCGCGTGACGCTTTGGCTCAGTCCCGATGCCGCGCGCGCGCTCGCGCATATGACGCGCGGTGACAAGTCTCGCGGTGCGAAGACGGAGGCGGTCAACTACGCGCTCATCACCACCGCGCAGAACGAGGGCATGAAAGTGAAGGGAGAGAAGGAATGAAAGGCGGCGCAACGTTCTTTCCGGGCGCGGTCGCCAACGCGCTCAACTACGCCGGCGCCGTCACCGCCTCGGCACCGCTCACGCTCGAGAGCATCCGGGTCACGTTCGATCACCTGAAGGCGCTCGAGGCCGAATGGCAAACGGGGTTTAACGAGTGGGCCAAGGGCTTGGGCTTCGACTTGGAAAAGGACGGCGTTGTGATCGTGCCGCAATGGTTCGATATGGGCCTCGTGCCGCCCGCGTATCGCGACACGAAGGTGCGCAAAAGCGCGCTCGCCGAGTCGATCTATCTCATGCGCGATCCGCTCTACGGCATCGTCTAAACCTGCTCATTCCACGGCGCGAGGCCGTTAAGGTCATCGCGCGGTGCGATCACGTATTTCGTCACGTAAGGGTAGATGCCCGTCATCGTCGGCATCGAGACAATCTCCCACACAAGCACCACTCCACCGCCCGGAAAGGCCGCGCACAGGTCATATTTCTTGATCGGGAACGCAGGCGTTTGCACCGGCTCGATAAGCGCCTCGCTCATTTCGGTGCCGGGCGCAATCGAGTCTTGCCGGTCGGTCATATCCGCCGGGCCCTGAAACGGGTTCGTCACGTACATGCGTGCCTCGCCCACTTCGACATACTCGTATTCGGCCTCATCCTCGGGCGTGAGCACGCCCAAGCCCCCGAGCGTTTGCAGGCCGCCCATTGCATCGCCGTCGGGGTTCTTTCGCGTGAGCACCTTGCGATAAATCGCGCAGTCCATCGCGTTCGGATGCTTGAGCGCCACGGTGCGCGCGGCCTGTGCGATCTTGATGGATACGTTGTTAAGCATTGCGTTGCGCCTCGATATTCTTCATTGCGGCCTCATACATGGTGCGATCCAGCACGCCCGAGGAGAGCAGGGCAGAGAGCCGCGCCTCATCTTCGCGCAGGCGCTTGGTTTTCGCGCGCGGCGTTTCCGCCGGCGGCGCCTTGCCGGCCGCCTTGGCGAGCATGGCACTTTTCGCCTTGCGCCGCGCGCTCTCATCGGCCTTTTGCGTGGACGTTTTGAGGTTGGACTGTGACTTGCGCTTGGCGGCCTGCTCGGCGGCCTGCTTGCGAATGTCGGCCGCGCTCGTGCGCTCGGCTTTGAGCGCCTTCTCGTTGAGCGTGTCGCGCGCCTTCATCACCTGTTGCGCGAGCTTCGCGTGTACGGCCGCGTCGCGCTGAATCGTGTGCATCACGCGCAGAACATGCTTGCAGGCCACGCCGCGCAGGCGGGGATTCCGAACGCGGGGAAAACCAGTCTCTAATCTCCCGTAGGCGTATTCGCCCACGGTCGCCATGTAGCGATACCAAAACGTGTGCCGGCCGCAATCACAGTCGAATTTCAGGCGCCCGAGCGCGATCTTTTTGCCGATCTTTTTAGCGTCATTGGGCGAGGCGCCGGCCTCGCTCTGAAAGTCCTGAAACTGCACGTGGACGTGGTGCCGCGATACGTCGGAATCGGGCCCCGAGTTGGTGATGAAATGCACGAGCGGGCCGCGAATCGAGGCCACAACCGCCATGCGAATCTCATCGTTGGCGCGCTTTTTATCGGCCTCAATGGCGAGGTCGATGCAGTGTTGCGCGGTGATGCCACCGCGAAACGTCATCTTGCGCGTGCCGGGCCCTTTCGTCGCGTGCAGCTTTTTGAGCGTCGCGACATTGCGCTGAAATGCGCGCAGGTCATCGAGCGTGATCGGTTGCGAGATATTGCCGCGCAACGTCGTCATCAACGTGCGCTTTGTATCGTAGTCGCCCGATACCTCCTCGGGATGCAGGATCGACGGCGAGGCTTGGCGGCGCGCGAGGTCGGCTTTGGCGCGCGCCTCGGCCTCTTTACGCGCGGACGTAAGGCGCTCGGTGGCGCGGCCGATCAGGGCGTCATGAATCTTTGCCATGCGTTAGTCAAGCGCCTCGTAGGCGCGCGATTCGGCATCGGTGAGATAGCCGGTGTCTCGTTTGATCGCCTGCAACTGTTCGAACGTCGGCAGGGTGAGGCGTTGCTCGGGGATTTCCTGCTCGAGCGTATCGAGCCCGGCCGCCGCGAAAATCACCATGAATAGCGAGCGGTCGCCATAGGCGCGATACGCGATCAGCGTGATATCCGTGCGCTCATCGGGCTTCGTGTAGTAACGCAGCGCAGGCGCCCAGTCGGGCGTCTGCACCGCGAACTTGCGCACCGCGCGCACGAATGCAGAGGTGGCGGTGGCTTCGGGCATTACTCGGCGCTCGAGGAGTCGGCGTCAGCCGCCGGCGCATCGGTCGCCGCATCGGCCGCCTGTTGCGCGGCGGCGCGCGCCTCGGCTTCGGCCTGTTGGCGCGCTTGCTCGGCGAGGTCGGCGGCCATCTTCGCCTCATAGGCCGCCTGCTCATCTTTCTGGCGTTGGAGTTCCGCCTGCTCGGCGTCAACCGTCGCTTTTACCTCGGCCTCCTTCGGCTCCTCGGGCCATGCGACTTCCTTGGTGTAGTCGGCGTTCTGCGCGAGGCGCACGAGCGCGATCTGATATTCGCTCCATGCCTTGTACATACCGACTTCGAACGGCGTCAGAAGCCCGAGCGAGTGCGCATCGGCCTTGCCCCAGTTCGCTTGGCGCGCGCGCTCCATGCGCACGTCCATTTGCTCGAGGAACGCGCGCCGGGCGTTCGCAAGCACCTTTTCCGGGTCGATCTGCCATGCGCCATCTTTCCAGACGTGCTCCTCGGACGGGCGCGCGATCTGCGTGAGGCCCACTTGCTCGGGCGTCACGCCCGGCGCATTGATTTCGGCCGTCTCGCCGTTGTCGCACCGGTAGAGCACGATGGAACGCCAGTCCGCGCGCAACTCCCATGCGCCGGTTTCCCGGTTGAAAAAAGGCCACTGGCCGCGCTCGCGCTCGGGCGGCGTGGCGGTCGTGGAAAACGCCGGGATGAGCCAGTTCTCGGCATCGAGCGGATCGGGCATGGCGAGCGCCGAGCCCGTGTACTGGCCGTCGTTGGGATGGTACGAATGAATGTACATGGCGAATCCTTAGATGATGCGAATAAATGCGTTCATGGCAACGTTGACGGGCCGCGATTCGTTGCCGCCGTCGCCGTTGATGGTGAGTCCGTGCGTGTGATAGCCCGCCGCGCCGATGCCAACGTTATGGCCGTGGGCTTGAACGGCGTCGATGCTCAGTCCGTGCGAGTGGTTGCCGTTGGCCGCCACGTTGTTCTGCGTGCGCGAGGTGCCGAATCCGGTCGGGTAGGCCACGCCCACGCCGGCGTTGTCGCTACCGGCCTGCGCCGAGCCTTGGTTCGGTTGCGAGTGGTCGTGCCAGCCCGCAACCGTGGTTGAGCCGCTATGGGCGTGAGCGCCCTGCGCGTCCGTCCATGCGCCGTGAACGTGATCGCCGACGGCCGCAATCGCGCCGCCGTGGGCGTGCCAAATGTTCTGCGAGGCTTGGTACTGGCCGGGCCATGCGCGGCCCGGATCGAACACGCCGCGCCCGTCATCGAACGTGCGAATGAACACGCCGCGCAGGTCGGGAATACGAAAGTTCGTTGAACCGTCGCCGTAGCTAAAGCCGCCCCAGTAGCCGCCTTGCCAGTCGGACTCTTGGAAAATGAGCCCGCCCTGATTGAGCGAGGCCCACAGTGCCGCGTATTGCGTGCGCGAGAGCAGCACGCCGTTGCATTTGATCCAGCCCGCGCGCGGCGTGACGCGCGGCTCCCAGATAATCATGCCGATCTGCGCGTCGCGAATCGCCGAGGTCACAAACTGGGTGTTGGCAAGGCGCGCGTCCTCGGAGCCCTTGGGCCCCGTCGGCGCGGTCGGCACGCCGGTGAGTGCCGGGCTATTGGTGAGTGCGATTGTGCCGAGGTCGGTCGAGTCAACGGTGACTCTCAGGCCCGAGCCGTCCGCCCCCCAACCCATGTAGAGCTTGTTGTTGCCTTGCGCGATGCCGCCGCCTTGCTGCACCGGCACGTAGCCGAGGCCGCCTTGCTTGGTCGCGAGAATCGCATCGAGTCCTTCCACGCGCGCCACGTCCGTTCGCGCGAACACGAGCGAGGGCGTGACGGCTACGCCCACGGTGCCGAGTGCCTGCACGATGCCGCACGTCCAGCCCGAGGACCAGAATGCGCGGTCGCTTCCGTCGCCGTTTTGCGAAACCATCAACTCGGACGCAAATACGCGCGGGTACGTCCACGCGGTATTCGTCTCGCCGATCCAGATACAGGGCAGGGCGCCATCGTTGCCAAAGCGCACCGTCATGCCGCGATCCGCCTGATCGCCGAGCACGGCCGCGCTCGCGCTATCCCACGCGAGAGACGTGTTGCAGTGGCCCGCGAGTTGAATCGTCATCGAGCGGCGCGAGGCGAGTTCGAACACCTCGAGGCGCAGCTTGATAAACGAGTCGCGCGAAGCGGAGTTCGGCGGCAATGCGATCTTGATTGCGCCGGTTGCGGAGCCGGTGACAGCGTAGGCGAGGCCGTCCGGGTTGGTGACTCGCAGAATGCCCGTCACACCCGAGCCGGTATTGATGCCGGTACGCGCGGGCACGAACTCAGCCGCCATTTCGGCAACCGAATGGCCCCAACGCTCCCATTTTGTCGGGTTGCTCGCGGGCGCCGCGCCGAGGTTGTTATCGACAAGCGAGCGGTACGTCTTGCCGTCGGTCGCGTAGAGAATGTGCGCGCCTTTCATGTAGTTGAAAGTCGCGTCGTATTCGCCCATGCCGCGCAGCTTGCCGACGTACTGCGTGTGCGGGTCGGACTTGGCCTCGTGCTGATTGATGAGCGCGGTCATGCCCGGCACGTCCGTTGTCACCTGCACGGTGACGGAATCGCGCGGGAACTCGGACACGTCGAACGTGTACGCGAACGGCACATCGAATTGCTTGGACTTGCGGAAAAGCGGCGTGTTGGCTTGGGACCAAACGGCCCATAGCGTGTTGCCCGCGTAGAAGCCGATTTCGCCGATATCGAGGTCGTTGGGACTCTTGCCGTTCGGATCGGTGTCGGTGATCGTCACGCCTACTTGAACCGAGGTCGGCGTGGGATTCGTGCCGCTCGAGATAGGAAAGCGCGCAACCTCGTTCACGAGCGCCACGCGCGCGCCGGCGTTGGCATCGAGCGCATATTTGCCGGTGCCGATTGCGATGTGCGTGAGCTTGACCGCAACGCCGTTGGTGCCCGGCATGATTGCAAGGCCGGCGGTCGTGATCTTGGGGTTAAGGACAGGAGTAGCCATTGATGCCTCGAGTTCGGATCAACCCATTTTCGAGGCACCTTTGCGCGCGCCGGCGGCGCGTTTTCCTAGTCGTCCAAGTAGCTCTCGCCGCCGATGCTGAAAAACATTTCCGAGATTTCACCGGCCATGCCGGCGGCGTCCTCCACTTTGAGCGCCATGCCGGCCGCGTCCATCACCGCGAGCACCGCAACGGCGCCGTTGCCGATTTCTGACGCAAGCCGATACTTCGTGCCGCTCTCATTCATGCCGTCCGCTTCGATCCGGTTGCCCGGATCGTGCTTTTGCACAGGCGGCAGCAGTTGGATCGTGCCGATAGCGCGCGCCCGGTAGTAGCGCCGGATTGCGTCCTCGAAACGGTCCTCGGAAAAGAGCCGGTCGCGCCCGTCCGCGCGCGGGTCGTTGGTCGTCAATAGCGCGCCCTCGAGGCGTTCGGTGAGTGGCAACTCGCGCGAGACGATGACAAGGCCCGTATCGGGATCGAGCGCGGCGAGAAGGTTCACCGCCGGGCCGAAATAGCCCGCGATGCGCGCCTGTATGCGGATCGCTTTCGTCTCAGCCATGTTGCACCGTCTCGATGTTGCCCTCGTCATCAATCGTGGTCGTGCTCGTTGCGCCCTCGCGCGAGAGCGTATCGACTTCGGTAATCACGCCATAGCCCGCCGGCGCGGCCTTGCCGTCGTTGGGCTCGCCCTTGCGCGGCGCCTGAAAGAGCGGCACGGTCGCGCGGATCGTGATATCGCCCACGAGTATCGTGAGGTTCTTCTGATCGACGCCCGTATTGACCGCCCCAAAGTCGATCTGCTCGAGCACGGCCGGGAACTCGTGCGAGAGGCCCGCGAACTCGTGCGTGTGCATAAAGCGCCGGCCGCCCTCGCCGTTGCACCACAGGTTGAACTGCATCGCGATGGAGTGCGCGGTGCGCTTCTCAGCCGCCGCAATGACGATCTGCGCGCGGTACTCGTTCGCGCTCGAGCGGGCCTTGTAGGCGCGCTGCAATGGATCGTCGGGAAATGAGATATCGACGGCCGTGCCGACGGCAATGGAGAACTCGGGGAGCACCGGAGTGAAGTCTTTCGCCACGGCCACGAACACGACAGGCAGCATGGAGGAGAGGCCGGGCTTGCCGGTGTTATCGTTTTTGCGCCACTCGCTCATCATCAACTCTACTTGGTCGATGATGCGCCCCGGCGCCCACACGATAGCCTTTTTGACATCGCGCGCGCAGTACTCCTCCATCGAGGGCGTATCGGGCACGAGCGCGTTGAAAAAGCGCACGAGGTATTGGCCGAGGCCCACTTCCACAGGTGTGAGCAGGTCCATCATGCGAGCCCGAATTTGCGGCGCACGAGCGTGAGCGCGTCATCGTTGACCGAGCGCGCCTTTTCCTCGGGCGGCGCCTCGAATGGCGTGAGCGCGCCGGTCTGGAACGAGCGCACGCGCGCCTCAAAATCGGCGGTCGCACGCCCGCCGGTGAGCACCGGTGCATGGCCCGTCGAGTCAAGCATCACGGTCTGATCGCCGCCGCGCGCGGCGAGCATCGAGAGCATTTCCTCGTTCTCCTCGCGCACCCGCTCGAGCGTTTGCATGGCAAGGGTGTGATCCGCTTGCAGCGAGTCGAAAATCGCCATGAATGCGCGCGCTTGGCTTGCCTGCTCGGCAATGGCCGAATCGAGGATCATGCCGGGCTCGAGCGCATCGGCCGAGTCGAACATCACGCCATCGAGCAGGTAGCCGCGATTGGTCGTGTAGTTGGGCTCGAGCACGTAGTCAAAGCCGTTGAACTGCGTGGCAACCGAGCCCGCGCGCGAGGGTTCGGCCTTGATTGCCGAGGAGAAGCCGCCGGCCTTGCTCGAAAAGAGCCGCGCGGCCGTTTGGCCCGGCACCGTATCGAGGAATTCGCTTTCGTGCGTGATCGTGCCGTCGGGCTCGGCGTGCAGGTACGTCGTCACGAGCGCGGGCTCGATGTAAATCTGCTCGCCACCGTCCATGATCCACTCAGGCGGGCGCATCCCGTATTTCATGCGGATCAGGTGCCCGTAATAGCCGTGCAGGTCACGGTTTTTCACGCGCTCTTGCACCGCCGGCGAGTTCACAAGGCGCGCGAGCGCGGCCGTGTCGAATTGCCGCTCGGCGCCGTGGTATTTGCGCCCGCGCTCATGCACGTTGTATTTGATCTTGCCGGTTTTCATTCCCATTGCGCTTACCTTGTCAGTTTGCCGATTGCCATAAAGGGCATCACGCCCGATGCGCCGTTTGCCACGGCAAGCCCGCCCTCGGCGGCGCCGAGGTTTTCGAACACGGTTGAAAGTTGTAGCTCGAGCATCAGCCGCGCGGCGAGCGTGGAGCGAAACGCCTTGGTGATTTCGAGCAGGCCAAGCCCGTTGTCGATGGACACAGGCAGCGTCACGCGCACGCGCCCAGTGCGAAACATCGTGAGCGCGGCCGGCGGCGGCGCGTTGGGCACGTTAAACGTGGCGGTGCCTTGCGCGTCCACCGTGAAGTCCGTCGTCGTCACCGCCGCGCCGACAGTCTTGATGTAGCGCGAGATACGGTCGCGCTCGAGTTGCGCGCCCCAAACGTAGAACGTGTCGCCGGCCGCGCCCGTATCGTTTATCGGGTCGATCACGCAGTTCACATAGCCCGAGGCGGCCGTGAGCGGCACCGTGGCGAGCACGGTTACGCGCGTCCACCCGAGCCCGAGCGTGGCGTAAGTCGCGCCGATGGTGAGGCCCGCCGAGTCCTTCAACCACACGCGCACATCGCCCGTCAGCGTGCCCGAGCGCATCCACACAGACATTGCGTACACCTTGCCCTGCGGCGCGGCATCGTTGAAGTTCTGCCAGATGTAGTGGTTGCCGGCGGCCGTGCGCGTGACAAGCGCGGCCGTGTTCGTGCCATCGGGCGCAACTGACGCGTTCGGCGTAATCGTGCAGTTGACGCGGCCCCAGTAGGCGGTGGCCGACGGGAATTCAGAGCCCGTAAAGAGGTTGGTGCGCGCGAACGAAAAGAGTTGCGAGCGGCCTTGCCAGTCCGTCACGAACACATCGGGCACGTCCTCGTTGCCTTCCGGGTCGTACACCGCTTCGAAGTTGTTGCCGAGGTCCGTATCGGCAAGCGGCCGGCGGTCGGCGGGGTAGTTCGCCGAGGTGGCAATCGGATGCCAGAGCGGCTCCACTTTCCACACGCCGGGCCACACCGATTGCAGGTATTGCTTGAGAAAGATGAGCCCGCGCCTCGGATTGCGCGCGCGTGCGGCCTTGAGCAGAAACGCCGTGCGCGTCGCATCGCGCCGCACGATAGCGAGGCCCCAGTCTTTCAGCGTGCGCTCGATGAGTTCGGTGTTGCCGAGGTGCGGCATACCCGAGACGTTCACTTGGCGCTCGAGCGGGCGCAGCGTGTCGTTGAACACCTGCATGATGAGCGCCTTGAACTCGGCTTCGAACGCGTCGAATTCCGCGCTATTGCGCAGCGGTTGCAGGTCGGGCGCGTCGATAGCGCGCAGAGCCGTTGTCATCGCTTAATGGCTCCACTGACCATCGTTGTACGTCGCCTGCGTCACGTTCACCGTGAGGCTTGCATCGGACACGTAGCGGAACTGCTCGGGCAGCAGATTGGTCTGCGCGGGCAGGGTGATCTGAAAGTCCGAGCCGTCATCCTGCAAGGCGACGATGTTCTTTTTGAGCGCGTCGGTGATTTTCTTGTTCGACAGGCGGATCATGCCTTGGCGCACGGCCGCCGCGTCGCGCCCGTAGAGCGCAAGCACCTGCGCGCGAATCTGCGCCTCCACGTCGCCGGTGTCATGCACGACGGACACTTGCGCATTGATCGTGAGGGGCAGCGGGGTTTCCACCGCATCAACAAATTTCACCCAGTACGAATCGTCGGCGGCGGCAACCACGTTGCGAATCGACTTTTGCAGCGCCGCGATCTGATCGGCGGTAGTCGCGCCGTCCGAGAGCACCGCGATAAATTGCCGGTTGATGTTCTGCACGTTGGGCCCGCGCACGCTCTCCTCAACCTGCTCATTCCAGACGGACAGGAATCGCAGGTTCAGCAGATTGCGGCGGATCAGAAAATCGAAGTTGCCGAGATACACCGCGCTACCGTCATAGCCGCTCGGGTAGGTCGCCAACTGGCGTAGCACCTCGATATCGACGGGATCGGCGCCGGGATTCACG